GCCAATTTTTCAATTTTTTCGGTTTCAGTATCAGCTAAATCCTTTGTTACTTCTTTAAGAGCATCTTCTTTCTTAAATTTTGACAATTCTTTCTGAAGTTCAATTCCACGATTGATTTCTTCATCCAAGGAAGATTCAAGGTCGTCAACTTTTGCAAATAGGTCGTCAACCATGTCAACTTTCTCTTCTGGAATGTCAATGTAATGCTCGGAGAAGAGGGTCTTGAGTCCGGACATGAAATCTTCAACCAATTCAGAACGAATTCCTCTTTCGATTGCCAATTCATTTTCCTTCATCCACTCTTCAACAACATAAGTGAGATAACCATCAACCTTTTCAGTAAGTTCTTTTTGGAAATTTTCGCTATGAGCTTCTTGTTCTGTATCATGGCGTTTTTCAATTTCCTCAACTTTTTTATTGACCTCTTCGATGACTTTAGCACGAACTGCGGCTTCAAAGATTGTTGATGTTTTTTCTTTGAATTCATCAGTAAGATCATCCTCACCTTCAGTTAATGCTGTAATGTCATCTTTGACATCGATCTGTAGATCCTCTGCTTTAACTGCGGCAGCTTTAGTGCGCTTAGATTCAGATGCTTCTTCTTCATCTTCTTCTCCCTCTTCTTGTTCTACAATAGAAAGAGCTTTGATGATTTGTTCATATTTTGCGGATAACTGATCTTTTTTCAATCCGTTAGCAATTTCATAAACAGCTTTCAACATACCATTTTTAGTTTTTGGCATCGATGACTCAAGCTTAGTTTTATCACTAGGGACAGTTTTCTCTCCCTTTTCAGCGTCTTTAAACTTAGCTTTTTTGTCACGTTCAAAATCCTGTGATTCTTCGACATCTTCTTCGTCTTCATCATCGCCATCTTTAGCAAAAGGATTTTCACCTTCTTTTTTAGTTGAAGCTTTAGTAGTTTTACTTTCTTCTACTTCTTCTTCATCTTCTGGTTCGTCTGAAGAATCTTGCTCAACTTTCGCTTTTGCTTTTTCCGAAAGTTCTTCTTCTGTAATCTCTTCAGACTCTTGTTCTAAAATTTCTTCAGACATTAAGGTCTCCTAATTTTGTTAGTTGTTTACATTTACTTAAAAAGGGTAAATGTGTACAATTATTTATTATATTTAGTAAATTCATAATTTTGACATAAAATTTTCAAAAGCTTTTGTTTGGCTTTCAGTTGTAGATTTCAATTTCATAGATTTTTCGATTCGGGCAATGTGGCGTTCATCAAGAATACCGTTATCCCAGATCCATTCTTTACCCTCCATAACACCATTTACAAATGCTTGTGGTGCTGAAGGGTCGGCAACAATATCTGCAGCAGTAGCAAGATAAAAATCATCTTGCACTTGACTACAATTACGCCCCATGGGTCTCAATGAACCCATACCTCTTGATGAAACACCCAAACGGGCACCTTCATCAATTAAGTTCTTTACAATTTTTCCGTAAGGAGTATCCATTATCTTTGCTCGGCCTACAAAATTATCTCCAGATTCTTTTAAATCTGTAATTAAATGTGAAACTCTCTCTAAATTTACTGTAGGTCCCTCTGGATGTCCCAATTCGCCGAAAGCTCTTGATTGTTTTATATAATTTTGATCATACCTTCTGGCTTCTTTCTGTAATATTTCTTTAGGATACAACCGACCATTACGATTCTTTACATTGGCTTGCATGAATACACCCTCTATAAAGTAATTTTTTCCTTTTTTTGTACTTTCACATATAAATTCTACATCTTCTAATGTTTCGCAAATTAATTTCATTCTTCCCCTTCTGATTCATCAGGTGGTGTTGGCCAAGTTATATTATCTGGATCAGAAAAATCCATATCTCTTAATTCCTGTCTATATGTTTTCCATTCACTTTGTTTAGTGGTAGGATAATCGGATAACATCTTGCAATCTGTATAGTTTAATATTGAATTTCGTCTCGCCCTAGACATATAATTTTCCCTTTCTTATGGTCTATTTCCTACTTTATAATCAACAGGAAATCCTAGAGTAGAATTATGTTCATAATGTGGAGTATTATAACCTGATGGCTTTTTGGATAATTCAATCCAAATAGTATAAGTATCTCCCGATGCTGCTCCGGCTGTTGAAAATTGTATATCTCCTAAGACATTTCCTGAATCTCCTGATGCATTTATCGGAATAGCAGGAAATTCTAAATTATTTCCGTTATAAACACCATTACCACTTAATCCGGCTATTAATGTTTCTGCAGTAGATCCGTCCCATTCTACATTTACTTGCATTCCATTACATATCCATTGCATTTTATTAACTATAACATCATAATCAAGTTCTGTAAAGTTACCACTATTTGCTACTGTTTCTGTATGTGATCCAGAAACCCCACCGACAATCGCATCTCCAGCTGACATACTAGTTAATATTGGTGTAGCTTTCTTATTTGTATTATCCCATCCTATAACATTTACAGTACTTGCTCCAGCAGTAAATCCAGTAACAAGAAAATGTTCAGTTGCATCAGTTGTTATAACTTCACCAATTTTAAAATTTTCTGTAGATGCGGCAGAAAGTGTCATCGTATGTATAGCCCAATTAAGTTGGGACAAATCAATCTTTTTAACGTCCGTTTCACCCGAACCATCTGAAACATTTGTAAATTTATATACAGTTCTTGTTTCTGTGTCTAATAATTTTTGACTTGTTACTGCATCAGCCATTTGTTACTTCCTCCGTAGATGCTTCAGCTGTGGGTTCTTCCACTTCTGCAGTTTCATTCTTATGTAAAAAGGAACTTGCAATTTCTTGTTTTCTATCTTCTAATGCTACCATAACTTTTTGTTGTAGTGCATTACTAATTGCATCCTTTACTTGTGCAGCATCACCCGTTGCGGCTAATGATACAACATTTTCAATGGCAGTTGCTTCGGACATATATTCTCCTATTAATCTATTATATTTATACTATTTATAAATTTTCTAACCACTAATAACCTTCAAATCAGGTTTTCCGTCTGATGGATCAAACTCTGACCATTGATCTTGCGATTCTTCACCCTCAGCTGGTTGATTTTCCATTTTTTCAGTTTCAATTTGTTGTTTAATTTCATCTATTTCCTCTTGAGATAACTTGAGTATATGTTTATTTATATACTCTTTTGAAAAGAATTTACCAACAACATCTTCTCTATAACCCATATCCTGAACTAATATAGACAATCTTTCTTTCATCATTTGTGAATCTTTCAATTCCATAAAATGAGAATCGGATTGCCACTCGTATATTAGTTCATTTTTTATAAGTTTCCAATCAGAAGAAGCAATTATACCTTTAAGTATTAATTGTTTTTCCAACAAATCATCAAACGCCATTTGAAATCTATTTCTTAATCTTTCAATAAAACGTGTAAATTTTACTTCATCTCTTGAAATCTCTTCTGCTCTACCAAGAATAAAACCAGAATCTTGTTCTAATCTGGAAGGAGGAACATTAAGTGCTTTGTATAATTTTGTCTTAAAGTACTCAACATCAGCTAATTCACCAAGGTTCTCTCCCGCAGGTAATGTTGAAATTTCTGTACCTCTACCACCTTCTCTTCGTGGTAGCCAGTAATCCTCTAACATACTCATGTGCTTACGATCATCTTTAATATCGCCAGTTTGTGAATCATATACAAGTTTGTTCTTGTATTTGTTCATAATATCACGTAAATATTGTTCTGCTTTGACTTTTGGTAGGTTACCTACATCAATGTAGAATATTCTTCTTTCTGGTGCACGTGAGATACGATAGATGACAACCGCATCTTCTATCATTCGTAATTGATTGAGAGGTTTAATTGCTTTATGTAAATGACCTAATACTAATTTCTTTTCGGGATCTAATATTCCAGAATGTACATAAGAAACGGTATCGGCAGAAATTTGTATTGTTTGCCCGCCTGCGGAGTGTGTAATTCCCATTTCATTGAACAAATAATATTCTTGAAATTCGGAAGTATCAAGTTCCGGACCCTTCGCACCTTGTTTTATTTTAGGTTGTCTAACTTTTTTTATCTTTAATGGATCTATTGGGCGTAACTCTAAGATACCTCGTTTAGGGTTCTTAGTATCAATGATAATTTGAAAATACATTCTACCATCAACATACCACTTCTTAAGTAATTCGTATCCGACTTTACGAAAATCAAGTAAACGTACTATTTCCTTGAATTCGATTTGTATTTTATCTTTAATATCAGCTGATAAATTTGATTTCTCTAGACTTATACTAATAGGAGATTCTTCTCTATTAACAACAACCGCCTCATTAATAATATCATCTATTGCTTGATCACATTCGGGAAATGATGCCATATCCCTATATTTTTTGATCAATTCTAATTCATTTTTTGCGAAACCCTCAAGGTCTACATACGTACCGTATGCAGTTCCCGTGGGGCCAATTTCAAGTGCGCCGTCTTCTGGTTCCGGAAGCGAAAAAGATTTCTTCTTTTTCGCGTCCTTATCAATTCTTCCTATAGAAAATCCAAATAATTCAATAGCCATACATTTTTTCCTATGTTATTTTTGTTATGGTCCCCCGGCCGCTCCGCCGCCTGATTGTCCTACATTTCCTCCTGTTCCAGTTTGTGTCCAGTAAGAAAATTCCCATGTTACTTCATAAGTCTGTAATTCATTAGTTTCCCAATCAAGAGAAATTTCACCGACTGATGATGGCCATGCATTATAGAAATGTGCAGTATTTGTTGGTCTTTTAGCTTCTTTAGTATGTTGCTCTACGTAAAGAGTTCCTGTATAAGATGCTAAACTAATCCAACCTGCTTTTCTTGTATTTTCCGCATGTGTATTTATATTATCCAACCATTTTAATAATTGACCACGAATTTTATGATCTTCATCATTATAAAGTTCT